TAGACAGAGATGTAAATGCCACTAGAAATATACTTAAAATAGGGTTGGGAGAATCCGAATTTACGCTTGCGGAGAACTCCGTTAGGAGTTCAGAGAAGCAAGAATATCCAAATGAAGCAAGGCTTTGTTAAATGGGTAAGTCCAACTATACTGTTATTACTATCCTACATGGGGTGGCGTAAATGTCTTTTTATAAGACCGCAAAAGTTCCAGTTCTGGCGGTAGGCGACGTTGACGGTAGTTTTGGTAGGTTTAATAGTAGGTTAGCTGCGAAAACTGGTCAGGTGTCTCATTTTGCCCGAGAGGGGCTTCATATTAATTTGAGTGACGTTTTAGATCGTGTCCATGATTTATATGATATTAGTCCGAATCCTAAAAATTATGGATTAGTGGCCGCAAGGGCAAACTCAGTTGATGTTCCGAATGATAACGGAGACGCATTTCCACAGGTAGAACTTTTGAGATTCGATCCTCGTTTTGGCCGAAGAGTCTATCGAAGTTATGAGTATCGACCGCACCACATTAACCACCGCTCGGAAAATCCAAAGCTAGCCCGCGGCGTAATAATAGACGCCCACTATAATGCTTCAGATCAATCCGATCACTTTATTGAAGCACTTGTCGCTTTCGACAAGGAAAAAGACCCAGTTTTAGCTCGGGGTATTAAGGCAGGAACAATCGATGGATTTTCGATGGGGTGTTCCTGTGAGTACACGGTTTGTTCAGTTCCAGGATGTGAAAAGGTTGCGTACTCCCGTTCGGAGTTTTGTGACCATATACGAAACCAGAAAATGTCAAAGGATCGTAAAACTGGTGCCCTAGTTTTTGAAAATTGTTATGGCGTTGAATTTGAAGAATTATCAAGTGTGGGAGATCCGGCAGATGGAACTGCCCGGACTACTGAATTACTTTTGGCAAGTCGGAATAGGTTATTATCGCAAGAGGATAGGCAAATTGTTCAAAGGTTTGCTCATCGATATCAGAATCGATTACCTGCCGAGGTTGTAAAAGCTTTGCAAATTGGTATGGAGGGTAAAGTTTAATGAAATTGACTGCAAAGGATCTTATAAACGAGGAACGTACAGAGAAAGTCGGAGGGGTATATCCGGAACTTGAAGCCGAATCTCGAGGTTTAGAGGAAGAATCTTTACGAAATAAACGGCGATCAGCGGGTCGGGTTGCTCAAGATAATATTCAAGAGGGAGATTCGGTAGTGATGAAGGGTTTAACTACTTCTGCTCCTGGTACTGTAATTGAAGTTGATTTGGATCATCATATTCCGGAGGCGAAGGTTAAGTGGGAAGATGGAACGTCTGGTATTTACGCACTTAGTCAGATAGAGAAACAAGCGGGTCGGGTTGCTCAAATGTCCATGTCGACTGGCGAGGAACGATCGATCGAAGATTATAAAGACGATAAAGAGGAAGAAGAGGAAGGCCAGTTTAGTGAAGAGGAGGTTGGAATAATGGCGAAGAAATACCCGTATGCTGGGTTATACAAGAATGTAAAGGTTTCCCGTAAAGCAGGGACTGGATGGTTTACTGTAAGCAATGGAGATAGGGTAGTCGCCTTGGTTCCAGTTCCACGGGATTTACAAGCACGAAAAATCACTCCTGATGTTTATGCGAATCAGATCTTAAGGATGATTGCAAGCACGGGTATGGTTAAGACGATCAAACGGTTTGCAGGGCGGATTGCTCAGTCATCTGATCCTGGCGTTGTGGGAAGCGGAGATAGAGACTTTATCCCGGCCTCTGATCCGGCCTCTGATCAGTCAATATTACCTCGATCTGATTCAGATATGATGGTGAAACGAATGCCTGGTCCTGGAGGTACAACTCTTACCGAACAGGGTGATGCTAGAATGAAACACGACCCAAGGGGTATTGGGAACAGTGCTATCGACGGTAGAGATACTGATATGCTTGGTGAGACAGCACCGCCTTTGCCTTTGAATGTGACTCAAATGCCCGGTAGTGATATGAGGGAGAAAAGGCTGCCAAAATCTGTTGACGATAATGTTTTATTTGGTGGTGGTAACGATATGAGATCAGCATCTATTCAGGATTTGCTGGTACACAAAGCTCAGAAAGATGAGGACGACGAGAAAGAAAAGGATAAAGAAGATGAGAAAGAGGCTCGTCGGATGAACCCTCATGTACTAGCAGCAATATTGGCAGCTCGGAAAGCTCAAAATAGATCTGGACCTGAAACACTACCTTTGCCTGATCCTGATCCTGATCCTGGACCTGAAACACTACCTTTGCCTGATCCTGATCCTGAAATCCCTGGCCAGATCCCTGACCCAGAAAGTCCGTTTCCCGAACCTGGCCCTGAAATTCCTGGTCCTATAAAGCCAGTACCTATGTCTGCCAGACGAAATCCTTGGTTTAATAGGCAATCGGGATCGTTATGGGATACGATTATTGCTCCAATTAAACCTTCGGGGCCGGGGACAATAAATCGACCTTCACAGGAACAGTTGGAACAGGTTGAGGATACAGGGCAACCGACCCCAGAACCGACCCCAGAACCGACCCCAGAACCAACTCCTGAACCTGAAAAGCCCTACGTACCACCGCCGATTTTGGGCCAAAGGAGTACGGACTTGGTAATTGCGGAGTCTGATTTTCAAGGCGTTATATCTGATCTGGAAGCTCACATGGCAAAGAAAAATGAAAAGGTGTTAGCTACATTTAAGAAAGCATATACCGAACGCTTCGCCCGCTCAATCTTGCTTGCCTCTGATCGTCAGAGGTTGAATCAGGAAACATGCGCTTTAAAGGTTGCAATGGGCGATACGCTTTATGAGCCTAAGAGGCTTGCAGGTGTACCTCTAGAAGGTTTTAACGAAGATGATATTTATATGTTAGTTGAGGCGGCTTTTGACACGGGATTAACTCCGTTTGTTCAATCATTGATACGCCAGGCAATGAAGTTCTTGGATATGCCTCAGGAAGCTTTTTTGGCAATTGAAGCCGATTCAAAGAACTTGAGGCCTGTTCGAGTGGCCAAGGACGACGAGGACGAAGAAGAAAAGGAAGAAGAAGATAAAGAGGCCAGGCGTAGATTAGCAGCCGACGAAAAAGAGGATGAGGACGAAAAAGACGAAGAAGAGAAAGATATGGATTATGGCGATAAAGATGCAAGGATGTACAATCGGTTAGCTGCAAAGGCTGCCCAAGGAAATATGCATCTTGCCGCCACCCCGACAGTCCATCCAGCTGGTTTGTCACGGCGGCATCCCAATTTACGCACGGCATTAAGGGGAACTCCCCTTGAAGAGAGGTACCCGAAACTGCTAAATGGTTAGTAGTTTTGCGAGTCATAAAATACTAATTGAAAGGAGGTGACAAAGTATGACAACAGGAAGATTAGAAGCGTTTCCAAGTGCGAATTTTCCGTTTGCTAACGGTCTTGATTTAGGTCGTTCGGTAATTGGGAGGTCTCTTGGAGCTTATGAGGCGGAACCGACGGCAACGTTTAGGGCTGGTATGCTTGTATCTCGTAACAGTTCAGGGCTTATTATACCCTCTGTTGGCGCCGATCCAATTGGCGTAGCAAAGTGGAATAAATCACTGGTCTTGAAAGCGGCTATCATTGATGAGCCCGTTACTCTCGTTGCAACAACTGCGAGCAATCTTGCTCACGCAACCGTGGAAAATGTAAAGGTGACTGACATCACCGGAGTTACGACCTATACTGTCACGACTGATTATGTCATTAATGCAACTAATGGAACGATCACTCGTAATGGTACTGGAGCAATTACATCCGGACAGACTGTTCTGGTAACCTACACGTATCAGCTGACTGAAACGAACCTTGAATTCCAGGGTAGGAACTTCTTTAACTTCATTGACGATGTCAGCAATCAGGCTGGTCGTATAGCAGTGATTCAGGATTGGAGTTTATTGTTTACTACTCAGTATGATACTTCGAATGCATTCGCGGTGAATACTCTGCTCTATTCTGGTGGAGGAGTGACATCAGCCTTAATTGGTCTGTTTAGCACGGATTCTGGTGAAGGGCCAGTGGTTGGCAAGGTAGCCCAGGTCCCGACAGCATCTGACCCGTTCTTAGGTGTTGAAATGGGAGGTAATCCGTCAGCGTAAACCGATAATAAATTTAATTGAGAGGAGGTGAAAGAAAAATGACAGGTAATCCATATCGCAGTAAATCCATTCCGTTCAAAATACCGAATACTGCAAGTCGTAAAGACGAGAAAATGTATCACGAGGGGACATATAATCCTCACGCATTCGGCGGAAGAACTGAATTGGGTCAGGCAGTAGCATCACCTGATAGTCGCATGTTTGATAAGAAAGGCCAGATCAACGCATACGACAATAAGGATGCACTGAATCAGATCGCCTACTTGCTTAATGGTTTAACCCGTGAGACGCCGGTCAGGCAAGCCCGTAGAGAGGACACGATGTCCAAAGAGGCTCGTAGGGATATTCTGCTCAGCGCTTTGAAGGATCCGACTGGAGAAGGGTTTGCTATCGTTGGTCAGGAGTTGTTACTCCCGATCAAAGATATCATTGATTACGAAGGTTGGGCTCGGAAAATCTATCGGGTTCGTCCGTTAGCTCAGGGTGAGCTGTTCCGTATTGCCAAGGATGTCCGTTCAACCGCATGGGTGGTAGGACAGGATGGTCAGGCAATCGAATCCAGGGTCTATGGTCGGTACATTCAGCCGAGCGAGTTTAAGATTGCTTCGTTCCCTACGGTGGACATTGCTGATATCTATCAGATGAACTTTGATGTTCTGGATAGAGCTCAGGATACTGCCAGACAAGAGGTCGAACTCCAGGAGGACAAAGCGGCTCTCGCACTGTTGGATCGTGCAGCCCAGACTGTAAATGCCGAGACGTTTTTCTCGACTCTTAGTATTGGACCGTTCGAAGATGTTCGGTACCAGGTTGAGCGTTGGAGACTCGTCGTCGAGAAGTTCCTCATTAATCGTGCGGAACTGTCCGATATTGTGAAAACAATGAGTGCATCGGTAGACCCAGTGACGGAACGTGAATTGATTCTTGCTGGTTACATTGGAAGTATTTTGAATGCGCAGATCATAACTGCCGCAGGCACGGGCGTTGAAGAGGTAGTTCCGGCTGGAACATTTTATGCTATTACGGGTTCGGAGTATCTTGGTGAAGAGGGAGTTCGTGTTGAACTGTTCAGTGAGCCGTTCAATAAATACTCGAACCAGGAACTCGTTAAAGGTTGGGCATTTGCAGAGATCGTCGGATTCGGAATCTCGAATTCTCGGTCTGTTGCCAGAGGTACCAAGTAGTATCCGTAATCGAAACCACTAACTTAGTAAGGGCGGCCTGATAATTGGTGGCCGCCCTTACTTTATAACTAACCTGATAAACATCAGAGGCCATTAGCAGTGGGGATGTAAGTTTGAATGATGAAAGCAGCGATTCGAGAACAAGGTCAGAGGTTATTGTCGTTGACAAGGACGGTACGTTTTTATTATCGACGAACCCTGCCAAAGCTCGTAAGCTACTGAAAAGTAAAGCTGCGGTCTTAATTCAGAAACACCCGCCTGCAATAAAACTGAAGCGAAAAGTTGATTCGCCAGATGTCAGGAGGAGAAACAAAATGCAAATTCCAAGTTTTACAAAGTTTTTTAGTAAAGAGAAAGATATTTATATCCAGAACGTATCTGGAGGAGTAGTGAGCATGGTTTTTGGTACTGGAGAACACCAGGAGCCATATACCTTGCAAAATTCAAGAGATCCCGTCATACTTACGAATTTTATTCCGTTTGCTAAGATTAAAGAAAGCACAGATTTTCGTAAGATGGCCACGAATGTCCCACCACGTATTGCCGTTTTAACTGAAAAGGAGTATGAAGCCTATTATGCTCGTAAACAGAATATCACTGGTAAATCCGACGAAGAGTTGAAAAGGGAAGCTGAGCAGGCGAGAATAACTTTTCAGAATCGTCAGAACAAGGTTGATGAGGCTCCGCCAGCTCCGATTCATAAAGTGGTTGAGGATGGGAAGTATCAGGGAGAAAAGAAGCGAGTCGAGCCTTTGGAAATAATCCTAGAAGGGGAGACGATTAATCCTCGACTTTTGGGAGTATGTCAGAAGGTTTCAAGGGAGATCCCACAAGATAAGTGGCCCCCAGCAATTCAAGTTTTGGAAGAGTTGCAGACAATAGCAGATACTGTAGCACTATCTAGTGAGGATTTGGATTATATTCGTGCGAACGTCCCTTTTAAGACAGTGAGGAAGTGGGCACAGAATTTTCAAAATGCACTTGCAGCAGCGGAAGAAATTGATGACGGTCTGGATGAGGTTTTAGAAGAGGCTTCTCAGGAGTCCGTCGTAACATAGTTATAGGGGCTAGGGTAACCCTAGCCCTATTCTATAAAGTGAGGTAGAGTATGGCGGATCCAATTGTTTTTGAGGTCATGGGGAGCTTAGGCACCCCAGAATTTTGGGAGAGGTATATTGCAGAGGCTGCAGCTGGACTCCAGTTTGATGGGACTGCAGGGCAAGGGAAATTTTCATGGGTAGATAGTAGGGGACGAACTTTTGGGCGGTTGTTGCTTGCTGTGGGATCTGAGTCTAAGGCCGTTACTTTTAATATTGTCGATACGTTAGCACGGAAGTGGCCACTTGATTTTCGTACTGCATCAACTGATACTCGAATAATTATTACTGGCGATATAGTATTGGAACCTACTGAATACTTAGAGCTGATTACAACTGGTGCAACAGCAGCCATGTATGCTACATTATTATTGAAGAGGTAATTATTATGGGTGGAGAACTATTAAAAATTGTCAGTGGTTTGATTGAACAGGGTGACGTTACAATCGATAATCCGTCTATTGAGGTTGAGATTAATGCTGGTAATGATAGTATTATGGTTGGATCACAGACGGATGGAGCAAGTGGTCGGTATAACGAGGATATTAGTTCAGCAGTAGCCCCAAGTTGGGGAAGCGTTGAAGCTATTGGGTTCCAGACTCAGGCGATTATGTTTCAAAACATGGGTGATGAGGCAGTGGAAATAAGTTTTGACGGTGTTAATATAGAAATAAACCTTAGTGCACATGGTAATGCAGGGGACGCTAAAACGTGTGATAATAGGCACGAGACTGGGTTCTATGTTCGAAGTGTTACTGGCAGTAAGGTACTTCATGTAGAGGCTTGGTAAGATGAGTGGAATAAGCCCAGGAGTTACAGATTTTGCCCAAAGGGTATTGGTAGGCCCAGGTCTGAGAGGGATTCAGAATTCATTTGCTACGGTTACAGAGGCCATATCATATATAAATGCTTTGTCTGTTCCTGACTCACCTGCTTTGGACCGTAAGTTTGTAATTGATTTAGAAGCAGGCGATTTTCACGAAGCAGGTTTAATTATTCCAGATTGGGTATGGATTGAGGGCAAGGGCATGGCACTTACTAGGATTATACAGGATTCCGGGGACGGTAATTTTGATTTTTTGATACAGATGGGCTTATCTGGAATTAATAACATTGGATTTTTAAGTTATGTTGTTGAGGGTGCTTGTAATGTATGGAATAGAAATAAAGCCGCGGTTTATGCCTTGACCAAAGAGGCTTATAGCATTTCAGGTGGCGAAACTTTGTTTGTTTCGAGGGGTGCGGGCTCTCCTATAACGGTTACGTTCCAGGCAGGAGACACTTCCGCGTCGGCATGTGCCAGTCGTATTAATGGTACGGTAGGTGTGGCTGCGGCAGGTGTAATTGCTAGATCGTTTTTAGGGTATTTAATTGTAGATAGCAATGGACCTGCTCCTACCGAAGTGCATATAGGTGCGAGCGGGACAGCAAATACTATTTTTGGTTGGCCGGTGGGTGGGGTTGACGGCGAGGTTCCCTCTGGTATCGACGCCCTTAAAGAGTTTAATAACGTTAGGATGGTATTAATGGGGAGTCCTCCTGATGGCGGGTCGGATTGTTTTGTGGATGATGATTTGAGTCAGATGTTAGTCACATTCCATCAAAATTTAAATATTCGAAATTTTCAGTCTGGTGGTACGGGTGTTAGGTATCAAGGGAGCGTGGTCGAATATGCGTTTTGTGATATATGGTCCGATGGCGCGGCGTTTTATTGTATGGAAAATGCCATCACACCTAGTACTAATAATTGGTTAAGTCTGATACAGTGCAAGTTGCAGGATAGTCGGCCAATGTCGGTTGGCGGGGATTGCATTCAATTCGAGGACGGTCCTGCTGGAGCAACCGGCTATCAGGTTTATATGTATGGCACACATTATAATAGGCAGAGCATAACCGATAATAGTACTAACACCAGTTATATTTTTGATATGATTTCACCATTTCAGAGGGAGTTTTTAGTATCGGAAGCTATTTCACAATCCTCACTTGCGACGTGGACTACTAAGTTAGATGCACGGATAGGGAGTGCATCAAAGGGAAGTTGGAAAGCGTCTATATCATTTGAAGCGAGAGTTACAGCGAATTTGCCTCCGAGAGATTGTTTAATTAGGTGTGTGGTACTTGGCGTACCGGAACAAGAGATGATTATAACTTCGTCTACATTTCAGACTATTAGTTTTGAGATTAGTTGGGATATTTTGTCAGATACATCTGATTCATCTGGACCGGTGTTGGAGTTTGCTTCGACGGTAGTAGGGCGCTCTGTTGAGATCAGACGAGCCCGTGCGTCGGTATGGAGGACAGGATAATGGCATTATTGAATAAGTGGTATGTAGTAGGACCTGCTGACGTATATGTGATTAAAGAGCAGACGGCAGAGCCTACGGAGTACAGTCCGGGCGTTCCTGCCGAAAAAGTGGTTCTTTTGGGTACGGTGCGTACCGCCATTGAAATGGCTTCGCCTAATTTAACAAAGTATAGTATGTCAGTTGTAGACGGTGGGGATTTGGATTGTGAGGGAGGATGCGGGTGTCATTATTCTATCTTGGGGAGTAAAAACACGGTAGATCCAGATAAGGATAATGACATTACTGAGGGCCATCCTGTTGGTTGCAAGTGGATGAATACGGTAAATGGTTGTCAATTTGTTTGTGTTGATAATACTGACGGTGCCGCAATTTGGAAGTTTTTGACTCCCGTTCCGTATGTGGTTAATTTACGTTCAGGCGATTTTATTTTGGTACATGACGCAAATTTCGCTCCGGTAGAGACTTTGACAGGGACTAATATCAGTAGGTACGCTCACTCTTTTGATTATGCTACGCAGGAGTATGTTCGTCATGAGTTAACTGTTCCTGGGGACGTAGATCCTAATGGGAATATAAAGATTACATTTAAGTGGATTCCAAGAGTCGCACCAAGTCCTTCGCAGGACGTAGTGTGGGAGGTAGAGGGTAATGGTGCGGTGGATGGCGGCGATTGGGATGTCGCACTCTCGTCTATTGACACGTTAATAAGTCCATCTCCAGCAGCTGGGGATATAAGAATTGATACATTGACGATCTCAGTTACTGCTATGGGTTGGGAACCGAACGAGGATACGGTATTGAGGTTTTCGAGGGATGCGACCAATGCCCTTGACACCATGGATGATAATGCAGACGAGGATGATGATGCATTACTTCTGGGCATCAAGATTGAGATCGATCGGAAATAAGTGTGTAATATGGTTTTAGAAGCAAATGGAATAATGGAAAATCAAACCGATGCGGAGCACATCAAAGAGCTTGAGGAAGAGGTTAAGAATCTTAATTCAGAACTTTTTCTTTATAAGGCCCTTGTATTAGATGTCGAGGGGATTATTCACCATGTTGAGACTCATGGGTCTACACCGGAAGATTTACGTGAAGCGGTAATTACCCTAAGGGTCAAAGCGTCCTTGGCGAAGGTAGGCGCATAATGGCCTTACATTTTGATGGTTCTTCTGTTGTCACCGTGGCCTCCGACGTTTTCCGGGTTGCATCGTCTACTTGGATGGCGTGGGTCCGTCGTACAAATACTACTGATCTTTGCTTTATGGGCTACGTTTATAGTACATCCAGCAGGTTTTGTCTTCGAGCTTTTGGAACGGATCAATTTAGGTACTATGATGATATTTTAAACGAAGATCAACTCGGGACATTATCCGCCTGTGGGTTTACCGCTGGTATATGGCATCATATCGCAACGGTTTTTAATTCCGACGGTACAAAGGACTTTTACGTGGACGGCGTAGCAGCAACCCCTTCCGATTCCGATGGGGCAAATTTAGCTTCAATCCCTTCTGGCGCCAAATGGACTCTCGGCTCATACTCAACCACCGTGGGGCAGTTTGTCGGCGATATCGCCGAAGCTTCTTCTTGGGATAAGACTTTGTCTCAAGCCGAAATCCAAACTTTTATGTATAAGAAACTTAACGGCGGAGAACCGAATCTTTTGGTTTATTTGCCTATGGACGATGCTGGAATTGGAACGAATATTCCCATCAAGAATTTTTCAAATAGTCCAGACGGGGCGATGGTCGGATTTACGGGGAACCCTTGGGTAGGTGGTCCACCCGTGTTTAAAGAGATAGCAGCTTAATGTATTGTGTAGTTGACAAGGAGTAAAAATGTTTGGTATTAACCCTGAAGGGTGGTTGCAGTTTGGAGCATTAGGGATACTCGGTTTAGGGATGACAATAGCTTCTTTTGTCGTTTATAAGATTATGTCACAGTTGTTGAGCGCAAGGGCAATAGAGCACTTAGCTTTGATAGAAGCACTACAGAATAATTCAGTTGCTCTCGCCACCGTTCAGCAATCACAGCAGCAGGTAGCACAGGCGATTAATGCTATGCAGTCTGTTATTATCGGATGTTTAAAATCATCTGTAGTTGGGAGTGTGAACAGTGTTTCGTCGAACGAAGAAGGAAAAGAAGAGACAGGCTAGTGGGAACGGCGTATTATCTGATACTATGAGCAAGCATAGGGAGACATTTAGAGTGTTTATGGAAGATACGCCGAAAATAGATTTAGAATTCTTTAATAACCTAACAAAAGAAGGGACAGATAAGATGGAAAAAGAAAAGGGAGTCACGTTTTTAGAGTTATTGGTGTTTGTTTTGGTGTTGGCGGTATTTTGGGGATTGGCTGCAATAGGATTTGCTCAGCCAATAACAACTCCAGAAGTTGTGGTAGTAGCAGAGGAAGCTTCAAAGTGGATGAATCCAGAGAATCTGAATTCTATTGCACAGATAATCATGGTGATTATAGCAATTGCATCACCGTTTTTGCTTAAGGGGTTTCATGCTTTGATTGCTTTAGCAATGAAGAAAAGTCAGAATGATCTAGTTGATCAGTTGCTATTAAAAGCTGATATAATAATGCCGGCAGTGGTCAAGGCAGTTTACGAGGATTATGTGAAGGGGATCAAGGTTGGAACTCTCGATAAAAAACTTACTGCTGACGAGATTAAGAACGCCAATAAGCGAGCTTATGATAAAGTCACAGGGATTTTGGGGCCTGTTGCTATGGCAACCTTATCGAAAAATGGTATGGACTTGCAGCAGTATGTTGAAGGATTATGTGGAGTTCACGTCGAGGCTGCAAAATTAGAGTTTGGTAAAGTTTCGGAGGAGGATTTAAGAAACTGATTATTGCCCTGACTGAATTATCGAAAAATTTGGTCAGTGGCAATATACATCCGGATACGAAAGAACTGGTTCCATTATTGGTAAATCAGGCGGCATATTCACTATTGAAAAAGGGCGACTTACGTAGGGCGGCGAAAAAATTGAGGAGACTACAGATTGTTTTGGAAGTTGCAAATAGGTCGAAATGTCCTTCTAGTGTTAATGGCATACTTCGTCATCTCCGGAGTTTGCTTAGCCGATTCTGATTCTGAATATGACAACGATGGTCGATTGATTAATAGTAATATTAGCGCAAAAATCGCAGCCAATTTTCCTGATGTGACATTAGGAACGGCTGCGATTTTTAGTGCTACGATCTTTACGACTCCGACGATTAACCTGAGATATAGGGTTATTCCATTACCTAATAAATCTTGGGTGAGGTTGGCAACTCCTGATTATTTGAGTGTGGGATTTGGAGCTGAGCACATATTATCCAGTCTTGGGTGGGAATTGATTCCGGAGTTATTGACGGTTGGCGGAGGAGTTTCATATAATACTGTTGATGAGAGTCTTCATGGCCAGTGTAATTTTGAGTTTTTATCTTTTTGAGGAGTAGTACTTATGTATGTAGTACCCAATGTCATAAGGTTTAATCGGTTTACAGATACGACAGTTTTGTTTTTTGCTGCTTCGGGCGGATCGTATGGACTTATCTTGGACTCTCCGGTGACAGGTCTTGTACCAGGTACTGATGTAGCAGTTTATTTCATTAAACCTGGAACTGCTCCGGTATCTTTGACAATTAATGGTACAAATTTTAGGGAGCTAGGGCGGGGAGTCTATGAGTATGATTTGTCGGGGAGTCTGTTCGATGAGCAAGGATTTTATGCTCTTGAATTTGTAGACGCAGTAGCTCCAGGCACTACATTTAAAGGGTATACGGCGATGATCCAAGTTTCTGGAGCACTCGAGTCCCAGTTAGAGAAAGTCTTAGGGTTTGGAGTAGTCCCTATAGATGAAACATATGGAGGTACTATAGGAGATCCAAAGCCTTTGCAGATACTATCTGGTGGCCAATCTTTGGATTTTGTTAGATTTTACTTGTTTTTAGAGTCGGATTGGGACGCAGGGGATAGGGACGTAGAGACTTACTCAAAGGGTATAGGCGAGAGCGGTATAGACGGCGATTGGAAGTGGCCGATTATGATGCAGCCTGAGGATTATGTTTTATTAGCAAATACATCGAAGAATGAACTCTTTGAGTTGTCGGAAATAAAAACATTTACAGTAGCAGTTCCGACAACTGATCCGCAACCTACTGTTTCGTTACTATCTCCGAATACTGGGCCATCGACAGGTGGGACATTGATAGTTATAAGTGGTACAGATTTTGTCGATGGGGCAACTGTCACAGTCGGTGGAACTGCTGCTACATCTGTCTCGTATATTTCGAGTATTGAGCTAAGGGTAGTCACTCCAGCTGGGTCGGTAGGAGCTCAAGCAGTTGTCGTTACGAATCCAGATATTCAGTTTGCAAACGTCCCAGGAGGGTTTACCTACTCATGAGCATTAATATAACAGGGATATCTGTGATTGAGGATAGAAAACAGGAGATAACATCACCAGAAGGAGTTTTTTCGGTTTTGATCGATCAGACAAAGCGCCTGAAGGTATTTTTTGAAGATATTTTGATGCCTGAGCTTGAGGTAGAATCGGAACCCACAGTCCAGAGGTATGACCCACAGGTTATTGAGTTTATTGAATATGATCCGTGGGATGCGGAGTTAAGGACTGGAAGTCTGGCTGGCGGGGAAGTCAAGAAAGCGGCGAACGGGGCGTACTACTTTGAAACGCGGGATGCAGATCCTCCGGCTAGGGTTGATAGTGATACGGCAGACGCAGGAATGCAAACTGTCTTGTGGAAGTCGAGACGGCAGGCCGATTCGGAAGAGGATCAAGAGCTTCAGTATCTAATTGCATATCCTTTGCATGTAGCAAGATTGTTTCCATTATTAAGAAGTCAGATTGACAAGGCCCAGAAAGATACGTCATCAACTGTTGGGTACACTGCTGCACAGATGGTGATATACTTACAGGCGGCACTCGAAACACTCAACGTGCAATCTCCATTGACTGGTTTGACGATGCAGAACTACCCGTTCCAGGCATTTACACAGCTTTTGATTGATGTAGCGACCATAATTGCCCTCCAGTCACAGGGAATTTTCGCAATAGATACAGATTTTAATTACAGTGATAGTGGATTCAGTTTCGTAATAGATCACTACTCCAAGATCTCGGGGTTCTTGTCCATGCTCGGCTCAAGATTATCCACGCAAATTCCGAATTTTAAGATGTCATACGCCAGTCACGGTACGTTACACGTGGAGATGGGCCCTTCATATCGCCTTTCAGTTCTTTTGGGTGCGGCACCAAGTGGCTCATTATTCAGAAACACGTTTGCTGGAGGCTAATCATGCCGAAAGTCGGATTTAAGCATTCAGAAGAGGCTAAACGTAAGGTCAAAGAAACTTGGGCTAAGAAACGGGCTGACGGCTACGCAAGCCCTCATAGGGGTAGTAAGCTGTCAGAGGAGCATAAAAAGAAGAATAAAGAAACTCGCAGAGGGTTGGGAGAGTCCTTTGAAGGGCAGAAAGCATACAGCTGAAGCTAGGGAGAAGATAAGTGAGTCCCATAAGGGCAAAAAGCATTCAGATGAATCTAAACGAAAGATGAGCCTCGCCAAAAGGGGTAAAGGTCGATGGAATTTGCATCATAAGATTCCAATTCATTGGTTTGTTAAAGAGGGTCTAACAGATCCGAAAATTTTGAATGCTTTGAACAATTTAAAGCCTCTTTGGCGAGTAGATCATACTGATGAGCATAAAAGTCTCAGAAAGTTTACGAAAGAACAGAAAAAGTTCTGGGTGGAGTTGTTTACTTGGCATGTCGAGCACTCTCGTCGTAAGCCGATCAATCTTAGCCCTTATCTAATCAGGCAACCGATAGATATAGCCGGGTATAAAGAATTCGAAATAATCTACCCTCTAAATATTCCAGTAAGAAACAGCTTATTGATGGAACAAGCTGGAATCTACGATAACCCTTCATACTGTTAATAAAAACCTCTTGAAGTCCACAGGACAAAGCAGGAGCTTATGGGAATACATGGCCGAAACAAAAATTTAGGGAACTACTGGGGCCCGGATATCCGAAGAGAGATCCGTGGCGACAACGTTAGTGAGAAAATGATTCGCGCAAATCAACAGCATTTGACTGCGACGGGTTATTTTGCTTGGCTCTACCAGTCTATTGAAAGAAACAATCTTTGCAGTTGTGTTAACGCCCAGTCGGGTCAAGCATCAGATAATAAATGTTATACTTGTTATGGTACTGCCCGTATTGGCGGTTATGAGAGATACGGTTTTGATACTCAGTTCTTTTCGTCTTCGGATCTTGATGAGTTAACTCTAGTAAATGTTGAGCAGAATTTAAAGCGGACACCTAAAAGGTTGAAGTTGAAGACTGGTGAAACATCTGGTACAATAGTAAGTGAAAAATTCAGGGTTGAGAATCCTTTGTTAGCACCCTTCAGTTTTAGATTTAATGCTTATACTCCAGATAGTCAGAATTCGATGAAATTGGTTGAGTTTGCGATTAATGATGAGGTATCGTGGCGGGATATTGATGAGCTATCTAATTTGAAGATGCATTATGGCGATCTGAGGTTTAAGGTGACCCTGACGAGAATAGGAAGTACTATTCAGAGTCCAGAATTTGAGATTTTTAGATTCCATTATCAAAATAATCGGGAGGCTATGCTCAAGATTTCAAGGGGAACTGGATCTCGGCGAAAAGATAGTCAGAATTGGGGGGAGACTGAGACTGAGGGAGGCCTACGTTTTTGGATAGGGCCTAAGCCATTGATAAGGGGATTTTTAGAACCTTTGAATGAGGACGGAAGTGGCATAGTATCGGAATTAGCTCGTACGGAAAGCACTAAGAAGGGCGTCGACCCATTTTTTGAAATTTTAACTGGAACTCGGAAAGGGGAGAGGTATTTGATATTGACGGTGGCTAGGTCAGAACCTCTTGCAAGGTTAATTTCACAAAGAATGACGGTAAGGTTATTACAGGTAGATGAGATATTTTATAGGGTATTTTAGTCCGAGTAACTTTATTAAGTCATCTATTTGTCTTATATCCTATTTATATCGAATAAATTGAATATGTTTGGATTATTTTATGCCTGAATTCCGCATAATTGTAGACCGAAAGGGTAAGGTAAATCGTTTACGGAATCCTGAGGTCTGGAAAGCCTATCAAAAGCGGGTGGTATGGTCTGTAACCGAAGAGGCGAAGACCTTTATATCACGTACCGCTGAAAGCTCGTTTAAAAATCCGACTGGTGGCGTTGCTAATGCGTGGTCGACATCCTTTAATGATGTAACTATGCAGGGAAATATCCGCAATTCGAAGCCGTACGCATATTATTTGAATGCGGGTATAAAGCGTCAGCAAATGACTTGGTTATTGAATACTCCAGTAAGAGAGTACGAGGTGTGGCGGCATAGACGAAGGTTTGTTCCATATGGTACATCAGGAGCAACTGTCCATAAATACACTGCTCAGGCTCCAATTCCATTGAAAGTAGGCGGTGGAACGATCTTTAGGCGGGCTACTGCGAAAAGTATGCAAGAAGGAAAATGGATGCATCCGGGAATTGCTCCAATGGAATTTGTTGAGAGAGGGTTGGAAGCTTTTAAACGTGAGAGGCTCCCAGAATTGTTTAAGGATATTACGGTAGAGCTACTAGTCACTCCTGATATACCGGAAAGGCCAATAACGTAATGGGCAGGATAGTAGTAAAGAAAATACCCGCAACAGTTCGTCCTGATGGGGTTCCATTCGGATTTGCTGAGCCTGTGGAGACATTGAAAGACGTTTTTGCTATAGAAGTGGCAAACTTTTTTAAGAGTAGATCAAAGTTGGACGAAATACCAAATATTGAGAAATTCCATTTTGACGACCCAGCAGATATGGAGGATGAGCAGGCTGCTCAATTAGCTACTTGGGTTCACATTATTGAGCAGTATCCTGATTTTATGCAGAGGGTTCCATTGATTGCAATTACGACCGCATCGGGTCAACAAAGGAAGCTGGGGTTTGGCAATCAGTTTGTTGGAGTATTCTGGAATGTTTCTCTAATCAAGTCTGGCACGTTCGAGCCGTTCGCTTTGGCCGATGAGTTAGTTTTGAATTTTGAGGTTGATGGTGTAGCTTCTACTTTGACATTTGATGCGACCCAGTTTTTGAATATTAATGCTGTCTCTGCTAAGGATTTATCTGAGTATATAAATTGGTGGTCACCTGAGTTACAGGCTACAGAATATGAGACAACCGTGAATGGTGAGTCAAGAACGGGTATAGCATTGCAACCCAGCAATCCGAATATTCCAGCTGTCCCTACTAGCATAGAAATATTGAGTAGTGGAGATTTAAATACGATTTTAGGTATTGCGAGTGGAACAAAGAGTGATAGTAGGGACGACCCACCTTTGCATAGGTTTCAGTATGCAATGCAAATGACGTTAGGATTAGACGTAGGAGCTGAGTCAGAGAACGTGAGAAAGCAGTTGGTCGATATCCTTGGTTCTTATCTGTTCTTTTATTTGGAAGAGAGGGATTTTACATTTTTCGGTGCGTCGAATATGGAGGATGCGAATGGAGTTATAACACCACAACGATTTCAGATTATTGTAGGTGAAACAATAGCAAAAGGTGGCGAAGCAGAGGTTCCGAGGCCTGATGGCGATGGCACTCAAAAGATTTTTGTAGACCGATACTCCGTACCGGTGACCATGCTTCAATTTCTGGATCGTCCACAAGATGGAGACGACCAGGGAGAAGTTACAAATTTCATAGATCCATAAGGAGGTAATGAGATGGCAGGAGGTTACACTCCACCGGGAGTTAGAGTATCGGAAGTTCCCCGAGGCGCAGCAGTCGCTATCGGTACTGTTCCGTTAGCTCTATGCCTGGTAGGTATAGGAGACAAGGAAAAACAAGAGTCGAATGAGGTGGTCTTGAGAGGTCAGGTGCTACAGGAGACCTTAACTGTATCAGGTTCAAGTCCTCATATTGCAACGTTAATAAATTCGTCTAATCAGGAGATCAATCAGACTGTCTTGTACAAGGATGATGTGGCATTGCCGGGACAGTCATTCGTTTACGACCTTGCAACCCAGATTACGATTAGTGATCTGTTTTATGAAGCAGGGGCAGTCTATAAGATAGATTACGTCACACTTGATCTTTTGACGGATGAGCTACAGTATGATAGCGTAGCATCTATTCAGGCTGTAGGATCTGCCCCGGGGCTAACAGATTTTATTTCAGGGACTGATTTTATTCTGACTGGGGATACTGTTGCTTGGCAGGCATACGTTGCCGCCACGTTGACTGGAGCAGCAGAGACGTATGATTTATCATTGCTGGATACAATTAAGATTGCTCTTGATGGGCGAGGCCCGATCGAGATAACGATCACTGGAACTGTCCAAACAGCAGTTACAGCATTGGAAGTAGCCGCCGATATTAATACCGCATTAACAGGGTCAGCGCTTTATGGTGCAGGTTATGGAACAGTCGTAGTAGGAACAACGGGTTCTGTTGTTCTGACATGTCCAAATACAGTACTTACAGCAGAAGGAGAGAGTACAAGTATTGAGTTCTTGGCTCCCTCTGTGAAAGACGCAACTGTTTTAATATTTGGAGTACCTGTTGGAACGTTTATACAGGGATCTGTAAAAAGGCCAACGGTCGGCGCAACTTACTACGTCACATATAAGTACGATCGCCCAGCAGACGAGTTCAACACGCCGATTCAGGTATTTAATACTGATGACGCTTTCGCCTTGGTTGGTAACCCTTCGTTGATTAATCAGTTAGCTATCGCTTCGGAGATAGCATTTTTGAATTCAGCACCTGCTATTTATGTCGTAATAATCGAAGACGCAGACGAAGACGACGTCTATACAGATAATGATTACATTGTTGGTATACAGGGCACCGAAGGATTTGGAGGGGTTACTGAGATTGTAGCTCTGTCGACCCGGTTACAGGTTCAGTCGTATTTGGTTGATAGCGTTACGCAGCAGTCTTCGGAGAGTGTTGGAAACAGACGTCGAGCGTGGTTTGGTATGGCTCGTGGAACTCTTGTCGGAAATACAACAACTGTAGACACTTTTGTTTATAGGGCTGCCGTTACACTACAAGTTGTAAATACTTCGCCTGGACGTGGTAGGCTTATCTTGCTTGCCCCGTCTAACGTATCTCGAACCGTTAGATTGGCTGATGGGACAGACGCATGGATAAGCTTGGATGGGACATATCTTGCAACGGCTGTCGCAGCTTTACAGACCAGTTTCACCAGTATGTCGCAGACTCTGCTTCGTCGCACATTAGTAGGGTTTAACGCAGATGACTTCCAGACCTATCTGGATCAGGAAGCGGGTATTCTTGGTGGCGGTGGTTGCTTGGTGGTCAGACCAGTGGGCGGTATTCCAACGATTATTGATCCACTGACAACTGAGGCTGGAGGGGCCAACGATCCAAATTACAGTGAGATATCTGCTCGGACGCAGGCGGATTTAGTGGCTACGTTTTTGGAGGATCGGTTGAATGCTTCATTGGTTGGAGCTGTACCGTCTTCACTCTCAGCATTTACTACAACGGCGAAAGGGTTGATCGGAGCATTGTTGACTGCTCTTATTACTGCTGGGGAGATTGGGCCCTACGAAGATCAGAATGGGGTGCCAAGGGCGATTGACTATAGTACAGACGTAATAGTTACGCCGATAGTCGGTGATCGAACAGCATTTAAGTTCAGATTTTATTTTCAAGCTCGTTTTCCGGTCAAAAGGCTGTTCGGTGAATTCAGTGTGGGTGGAGCAGTGCCCACTTCGGCATAAGGAGGTGAAAGAAAATGACTAATCCACCTGTCACAACTGTTCGTACAAGTCATGGTATATCCATTCAGACGGAGCAGGGAGTAGTAATAGGTTTTATTCAGAGTTTTCAGCCTGGCCAGAATAGGGGAGTAACGCCTATTTATGAGCTGAATGCAGAGACATCTGGGATTCCGGTCGAGAATGTCCCTGGAAACGTCGGTAATTTGATACTCCAAGTATCTCGTTATGATATTTATCCACAGAGGATGGAACAGGTTTTCGGAACGAGAGACTTTGAAATGCTTTCAGATCAAAATCGACCATTCTTGGTGCGCGAGATTCAAAGAGTGCCCACAGGAGACGGTACATCCTTTACGGAGGAAGTCCGTCAGTATGTTGGGTGCTGGTTTACTTCTATCGGAAGAAACTATGCATCTAGTGATACCCGCATAGTCATGGTAAGTGCCAGTCTGGCATATTTGAGAAAAGAACGTTTACAATAATTAACTTGACCCGAAAGGAGGTTGCATAAATGCAAACACAACCGGAGAGTCGTCACCAGGTATTAAGGGATCTGGCAAGTGACTTGGAAAAGGGATTTATTGAGGATACATTTGAGGTACATGGACGCAGATGGACTTTGCGCACTTTGAATGATGGAGAGGAGACCTGGTCCGATAAGTTTGTTGCAGCTTCAAACTCAGTTGCTATTATCACGACTAGGAGAGCAGCGAAATTATCGGTGGCCATTCAGGCAGTGAATGACGTTCAATTGAAAGACTTATTTACATTACCTGAAAGTAACTTCGACGAGAAGAAAGTTAAAGAGTATATAGAAAGCAATTCAGTGCGGCATAGGTTTTGGCTGGCTGAGCAAATGTATGAGTATCTTTCAGAACAGCCTGCTAATATGGATGGGTTGGTGATTCAATTACATGCAAAGTTCATGGAGTTGGAGAAAAGGGTTAAGGAGGTTTCAGAGAACCTAAAAAACTGATTAGTGAGTCCCCTAATCTGGAGTTGAAAAGTTACGTAATGTCACGTAAAGGGGGACTCACAAGTTCTAATGATCTAGAAAGTATGACTCAGATTCGATGGCTGTTTGAGTATCATAGTCTGGTCAAGAAAGAGACTGAGTATTGGGAGACCGCTCGGCGATTAATTATCTCTTTATTTGGTTTGAATTTGTTCGGAAGAGCGGGTTTGAGCACATTGGAAGAGGATGAGTTAGGCCGATTTAAGGATGCAGGTATTAACGAAGCAGACCTGTTTTTACCTTTAACAATGTTCATTAATCCGATGATGAATGAGAAGCTTATCAGTGGGTATTTTGAGGATCAAGAAGTTGATAAGGCTATGGCCGATATGGATTTTGAACTGTTGGACCCAGATTCATTTGAAACGGATTTGGAAGTCTTACTTGACGGGAGAGAGTTTAAGGTGGAAGAGGAAGCCAGGACTCCTACTACTTCTGATTCGAAACCGAAAGAGAAGACAATTATTATTGAGGATTAGGTATGCCTGAACCATTATTAGATATTCCAGTACAACTTGAAGGGTTGATGGATGCTCAGAATGAGCTGGTTACATTTGCTGAGCAATCAACTGCCCATTTTGATGAGTTATCGGGAGCAGTTACTCGTTTAATGCAGAGTCAGGACCAGTTGTTACAGCAACTGAAAGCACAGATTCAGGTTGAATCTACAGAGGTGTGGAAGGTTCGTCAGGGAGAGATTGAAGAGACAAAGCAGAAATTGGCAGAGTTAAGGCAAGAGGCTGAGGCTACTGGGGATTCATTGAAGACAACTGGCGGCGGCGTGATGGAGTGGATAAGCAAAGCACCTGGTGGGTTAATGTCAAAAATGCCGGGCAGTACTTTGATGCAGGGTGGTTTAATTGGATTACTTCTGTATGGCTTTTCTGAATTGGGTAGAATTGAGACAGAGGCGAATCGTCTTGGCCAGGTTTTTGAAGCGTCTAGTAATAAGGCAGTCGTCGGAACGAGGGGGGTAGCAGAAAGCTTTAGGCATTTGGAAGAGGAATCTTTAGTAGCTCGAGAACAAATGAGGGGAGTGGTGGAACAGTTTGCAAGGGTTGGGATGTCTTCGGAGGAGTTAACACATCATATTCATGACGTAAAAGAGAATATAGCAGCAGCAGCAATGGCTTTTGATGCATTCTTAGAACGTCCAATGGGAGCTTCGGCTAAAGATATGATTCAGTTGATGGATAGATACAAGCTTTCGAGTAAGGAGTTGATTGAGACTTACGGTGGGATTACTATGGCGGCCCGTGAATCTGGGATAGGCACTGAGCGGTTTATGGCCGCCGTTTTTGATTCGTCAAGAGCTTTGAAAACATATGGGATAGATATAAAGAGCATATCGGGATTATTGCTTGATATGCTAAAGAGTGCAGAGAATGTAAACATGGGAGTTGAGGCTTCATTGACTGGTGCAGTAGGACTAGCTCAGGGAGTTTCAAGGTTACCTACGTCTTGGCAAGCCGTTATTGGACAGGAATTAGCTGGGGGAGACGTAAGCGCACTAGTGGGATTAATGCAATTTCAGCAGGGGTTTATGAAGGCCGGCGGCGGTAATCAGGAAGATCTGGCTCGGATATTGCAAATTATGGTTAGTAAGTTAGAAGTTGCTATACCTAGTGGTCTCACCGGTGAAGATCTGAAAGCAGCAAGGTTTCAGGCTTATAAACAGGTGTTTAATTTATCGCCAGAATCTGCAAGTATGCTAGCCGGTATGACAGATAGGTTGTTGGGAAAGGGTATGGCGGGGCTTGGCGCAGATTTGAAGATGACAGCACAGGAACAGAAACAGCTTGGTACTGAATTGCTGAGTGAAGCTCAGAGACAGACTAATTGGCAACAGGCTACTAAGTTAATTATGGGCGGTATTGGTGATGTGGCTATGGCTATATTAGATATTTTAGCAACTGGTATTGGATCTTTTATGGCTTTTGTAGCTTATGTTCAGGGTTGGATCGAACGTGATCCTACACAGAGGTTGCAGTCATCTGTGGCACTTCAAGCGTACGCAGATAGGATTAGTGGTAGTACGTCGGACATGATGGCAGGGATAAAAAAGATAGCGCGGGGCACGGGTGCGTTTGGGTCGTCTAGTCCTTTTGAACCTATAGTAAGGTCTGGCGATATTCTCCGTCAAGGGATGGAACGGAGGTTGGCGTCGGCCGAAGGACGGGGTACACCAACTGGGGCAATGAGGGGATTTATGAATGAAATGTATACCCTGATTAGTACGGGCAAACCAGTTCCAGATCCACGTTGGCGGGATACTGATTGGGGAGGATTCTTGTTTGGTGGAGCTGGCGGCCCAGCTTCGAATATTCCACGGGGGGCTGGTACATTATTTACTGGTGATCAATCGTCTAATCAAGCAACAGCCTCAGGCGAGTTTATTATTGTTAAGATACCTGTTTCTGAGATCACTGCAGCTCAGGCTGCTCAGCAGAGTCAGACAGAACCGGAGTAGATAGATGTCAACTTTACCTTTTGGTGCAAGTATATCTAGTGTTTTTAATCGCATGCTGTTTCAAGAAGGAACGGCAGCAAATGTGCGAGGAAGGATTCCGGTCGTATGGGAATCACCTTTGTCTATGAGGGAAGGAAGATCATTACGCATGGTGATCAATCCTCAAGCAATAGAATTTCAACAGGCGAAAAGGATAACTCAAAGAGATGTAATTGGTGGAAAGGTATTTTATCATTGGACAGATGCGCGAGGTTTGAATAATGATGTATTAACCTTAACATTTAGGGGGTTAACTGGGAGTATTGACCCGAACGTTTTAAGAACTCAGGGAACAGCTGGCCGTCCGTACGCCTTGGGGAACATGGCGAAGCATTTAGCTTGGACGAAATTATATCAGATGACTGCAGATCCAATTAGAGACCCACTGACTAATCGGTTGAATCTGACGACTTGCACATTACAGACAGTGTTGATTCCAGTGCCGATCCAGTTTGAGGGACATTTTCCGGCAGTTATGTCGTTTTCGGATACTGCTGAGCAACCTTATAATAAGGCTTATTCGTTTCAGTTTGTGGTGAAATCGATTACGCCGCCTTTGAATACGTTGGTATCTCTTATGCAGTTAGCATTTGTCACAGGGGCAGATTTATCTGCCTTACAGAGACCCTTAGCAACGCTATCATCATTATAGTAGAATAGGAAGTTATTTAAGAGTAAAACTAATGAAACTAAGAAGAACATACAAGTATAGGCTGAATCCAAATAAAAAGCAGGCTGCTATATTAGAGTCTACATTAGAATTAGACAGAGATGTAAATGCCACTAGAAATATACTGACAGAATATAACACACTTGTTTCCGGGATTTAGGGTATTCGTCTATGGTCGGGAGATCACGGAAGATGTAATAGGTATTACGCTCAACTGGTCAAGCGGTCGATCGCCAAGTACTTGTAATATAATTCTGTCTAATGAGCGAGACAAGTTTCTAATGACTGATGACGATATCGTATATTTAACTAGGAATAGCCAGATTGTAGGATCTAAGATGGCAGCAAATGATGATATAGCTTTGTTGCTATCTTCGTATAGCGATCCTGATCTTGATTTGAGGGTTGGGAATGCCAGTTTACTAGATAGTATTAGAATGAGGATGAAGTTAGGATCGAGCAATGCTTCGTTATCCGAGGGGCCTTTTACTTATGCTACTGCTCAGGAGATTGTGGATAGGCTAGTTGAGAATACTCCGGAGTTTTCTATTGTAGATCCAGATTCATTGAAGTCTGATATTATCATGGATAAATTGCAGCAGAAGACAGACAAAGGCGAGCAGACGTACGATATTTATTCAGGTCGATCCATTTTTCATGCAATGGACCCGGTTAGGGTATTTTTCAAAGAGCCGGATCCAGATTTAATTGATCCAAAGACTGGAGAAGTAGTCTGGTATTATATGTTTGCAGGGTGGGTATCATCTATTTCAGAAGAGTATGATCCTGGCGGCCAGAAGGTAATGACTCTTTCTTGTGAAGACGTATTAAAGAATTTTCGTTATTCGATGCTAGTTCCTAATATGGCACTATTTGATGCCCCACAGTTACAGGATTTAGTGGAGGGTACCACATCGTGGACGACATCATTATTAGCACCAGTTAGTAATCAGAATTTTACAGATTCGGTTTTACAGGTAGTTTTTGGTAACCAGGAGAAAAAACTTAAGGGGAAGAAGATTATAGACGGCAAAACGGTGGAAGTCGACCTTCTTTTTGACGGTGTTGGACGTTTTGATTCTATAAGAACCAAGACATTTATATATCCGACAAGTGGTATATTGCCTGACTATTATCGTAATATGACCCACAAGGTTCAGATTAGTGATTTGACGACGATGGCAAATTCAGGTAGTAATAATAATCGTACTGTTACAATAACTGAAGCAGGTTTTAGTACATTATCTGTTGAGAATATTATTACTATTATAGGACAAGATCCTTTTGATAAATATCCTGTTGAAGGAACTGTGAAGATACTGATCCCAGATGAGGAGAGGTTTCCTTTAGATGCTCGGGTGCTAACCGCCGAAATGAATAATATTGTTCAGAATCAGTTTCAGTTTTTGAACAAGTTATCTTTGTTGTTCGCTATTGCCGATAGGGTGGGATTTGTATTGTATACTCATCCAAAGGGCGATATTGTTTTGGAATGTCCATTATTTGATTTTACGCCTCTTGACTTTGGAAAAGAAAATTTGCAGGATTTGATTTTATTTGATGATCGATGCGAAAAAGTGAGCACGGTATTTTCTGATCAGAATTTGAAGACTGTTTATATTGCAGATACGGTCCAAGGGATATCAGCAGGACTTACCGGTGCAGGTATTGAGCTGGGTAAGACTCCACAAGCTGAAATACTGGAGAGGTTGATTCCACAGTACGGAATTCGCATAGAGCGAGGATCTATGGACAGGGCTTTGGTAAAGCCGGAAGCAGCATTAGCTTGGGCTAAGATTGCTTTGAGGCAGATGAATGGAAATACTTTTACTGCTGCGCCGACTATGGCCTTGAATCCACGATACTGGTTGAATCGGCCAATGCTCTGGGAGGCTAGAAGCTCTTTAGGTACACCACAGAAAATCACTCACTCATTGTCTTGGAATGGTGGGGCATCAACAATGGTAGGATTATCGAATATGAGAGGGTGGAAAGGGCATATGGTAGAAAACCCCGAAGGCAAAGAGATTATTCCAGATTACGAGCCTATTGGAGGAGCCCAGTCTCAGCCTCTTGATTATAAAGTATTGTTTGGTGGTAGGTAATAATGTCGAAAGATTTTTATATAGCTGGGGATCAATACGCAGGCGGGCATCGTAAGAACTGGATGGGAAGAGTTCAGCTTGGGTTTGTTGTTGCAGTAGATCGGCTACTTGGAAAGGCTGAGGTTAATCTGAAAGACGCTTTAACGCCGCTTGTGGTTGATATATCGTTTCCTGCGTTCACACTAAACGGGGCATCATCTTCGTGGTTTAGGTATTTACCTACCGCAGGGGCAGCAGTTTTAATAGCTTTTACACCAGCTGGAAAGCCTGAGATAGTTAGTTATTCACCTATTGATTACAAGCAGTTAGTTCAGTTCAAAGAGGATGGCCAGTTCAGGGAGTTCAGGGTAATAGCTCCAGGTGAATTTGATTTGAGATCATCTGGTGGAGCTGGTTTTTATGCGACAGAGACAGGGGATTATATTACATTTGCAGGACCGACTCAGTTTACGTTGAGTGCAGATGGGAATGACGCAAGAGGAACTGCCGGGCTGCTGGGTTGGAGTAATACTGGTGGCGAGCTGAGGTTTGGCAATGTTAAGAGGCATTGGGCAGATGGGATAGCAGCTGAGCATGAAATTCCATCTGGGTTATTCTCTGAGTTTACTGCTAGGTTGGTTAACCCAATACTGGGAATAACAGAAAAAATTCTATTTCAGGTAGGCGACGTTTTTGATTTGGATGCTACTGTCCCATATTTACCTGCTCTTGATCCGGAAACTAGGTTACCTTTAAGGGCAAGGCTATATCTATATGATCGTCTTGGCCTCACGAAAACCTCTGTTGAGGTGAGTGAATTTGGAGATACTACTATTAGCATATCAGATTTAGCACAGGGGTTAGGACTGAAACTTGTAGGGTTGGCGAATAGATTAACCGTGAATTTTTTGACGGTTATGTTACAGGCAGTAGTGGATTTATCGGTTAGGGCAGGTGCGAATATATCTATAACGGCAGGTGCTAATGTAAGTATAACAGCAGTTGGGCCTATTTCGATAAATGGGTCGCAAGTCTCGGTAGGGGGTGGAGCACAAGGATTAATGCAAGCGGGAGCTATTCCGGTTTTGATTGCACATACACATCCTGATGACGGGGTAATTGCTCCCGGACTTGCTGAGTTGGCATTACACCAAACCTCGATATTGAGGGCAAATTAAATGGCCGATTGTTCGCCAAATATTGAAAGCTGTATAGTAGAGTTTTTGACTACTCTGACTTTGCCTGAGTTAGCTGCTTTGAGAGCGGTAATAGTGAGCGTTTTAACGGTGATAACTCTTTTGATTAATTTGTTAACTTCAAAGTTGGAACAGCTGAATATTTTGAGGGCTACTTATGCTGTTTTATTGGCGCCAATAGTCGCAGCTCAAGCTGCATTACTCGCAGGATTAGGGATTTTACCTTTAAGTAGGATCCCAGATTGTATTGGATTAGGCGAATTGATTTTCAATTTGACTGACGTCATTAGGCGGGCAGATCCAAGGATTCAAACCATTGAAGACCTGTTGGACGGTATAGATAGTTATATAGCAAAGCTTACAGCAGATATTGCTCGGTATACGGATTTTGAAGTGTATGCACAGCAAATTGTTGACTGTATTGATCAGACGATTTTAGAAATTCAACAGGCGGGGAATCAGCCATGACAACGACATTTAAAATTGAAAATGGTGATGTTCAATATCGAGTGTCTGGTACTGTTAAGACAATCAGTGATGGGGATAAGGTCAGGCAGGATGTTAAAGAGATGCTGTTAATTAATCAAATTGAAGGGTTTGGAGCATCTTTGGTGGATTTAATTGCTAAGGTGGATAATCCTGTCCTGATTCAGGGGGCAATAAGTCGTCAGATTACTGGGGCAGTGAACGGACTGATCAGACTCCAGAGGGGTTTGCAACGAAGTCAGAGGCCAATTTCAGAGTTAATCGATTCGATTCAATTACTTCAAATATCACAGGATAGGGAAGAACCGACTACTTTCACTTTTCAGTTGGCACTCAGGACTGTTCAAGAACAGACAATTATTTTGAATGGGCAGGTGTTTCCCACTGTTTTGTCGGCTGGAAGTTTATAGGAGATTATTATGCCTGTCCAGAGAAAGTTAGCATCAGATTATAGAGACGAAATAGAAACTGGTATTATTACAAGGGATAATACGGTTGAAACTCAGTTCGGACCGGTTCGGGATATTATCATTCGTCCTGCAGCAGATGTATTTGAGGATCAGAATGCAGATATAATCTCTGTTGAGCAGTTACAATTATTATCTGATCCTGATCTTATTGATTCGGATGATCTAGATGAATTGGCATTTAATAATTGGCAGATTAAAAGGTTGGTAGGATCAAAGGCTACCGGATCTGTAGTCTTTAGAACCTCGGTACGCCCATTAGTAGACGCAACAGTTGCAGCAAAGTTCCCGGTTGCTACATTAAGTGATGGGGACACTGGCGAACAGGTTCAGTTTATTACGATCCAGTCTGTAACATTGCCTGCTGCAACAGCAGATTTATTTTTTAATTCTGATACTGGTTTTTATGAATTGGAATCAGCTATAGAGGCAAAAGAGATAGGAGAAGATGGGAAGGTTGCTGCTAATAGGATTACTGTCCCGCAGCGCCCATTGGTTGGATTTACAAGTGTAACGAATGTTACGGGAACTGTGGGCGGAACGGATCAGGAATCCAATGCGAGCGTGATAGAGAGGATTCAGATAGCTCGTTCTGGTACTGATATTTCGACTCCTGTCGGGATAGAAAGTACAGTTCGAGAAGGGTTTGTGAATGTCAATGATATTATTGTAGTATATGGAAATGATCCTTTGTTAGTTCGAGCAGTATCAGATGCGGGAGCAGTTGATTCTTATATTAAAGGGGCTGTGGCAACTCAGACTATAGAATCATTTTTATTTGACGGGGGAGACTCTACTTTTTTAAATCAGCCTGCAGATAGTATTTCAACTGTTTTTGACGGTTTAACGACATTTGTTCAAGGCGTAGATTATCAATTAACAAAAGATACAGGACCCGAAGGAGGAAGTACTAGGGCAGTAGATAAGCTGGAGTGGCTGGCCGGGGCAACTCCTGCGGTGGGAGTAACAGTGACGGTGACCTTTGACATAAATCAGTTGATAGTAGATTTGCAAACTACTTTTGATTTGCCAATTAACCTTGTTCTGGGTAGGAATTTACTGTTTAAGGAAGCTCTAGATACTCCTACTACAATTAGTGTGAATTTGTCTGTTCTATCTGGGTTTTCACCGTCAGCCGTCCAAGGGAATGTTCGCACCGCAATAAAGGCTTATATTGATGGATTGGGATTGGGGGATAATGTGGAACGTTTTGACGTAAGTGCCGAGGTGTTTGCATCTGTCCAAGGGGTCGATAATCTGGTATATACTATATTCGATTTTTTAGGTGGGTCGGGGGTACAGGATTTGACAATAGAAAAGAATGAGTTTGCAACACTCCAGGATGTAGATTTGGTGGTGACATTAGTATGATTATTGGTCAAGAATTAGATCGTACTTTGGAGATAATAAATGATCTCGCCCTAGAGAGTCCAAGGTACGAGATGTTTATATCATCTCTGCCAACTGGGGAGTACTATGCTACAGCTGGGCACGTTATTCCGAAACGGTCATCAGCAGATCAGCTTAGGTTAACGGCAGCAGATGCCCCATCAAGTTCATTCACAGTATCTGTGAATGGCGTACAGACACGCACGATTATTACTGATGGATCAGGCATCGTGGAATTTTCGGAACTGCTGGCCGCTGGCACTCGTCCTGGGTTAGTAACGATTACTGTTACAGAGGTTGCCACATCTAGGGCGCTTATTGCATACTTGACAGTTGCCAATTACGCTGTTTGGGATGCAGCATTAACGGATGCAGTACTTGACGTCGATGGAAGCATTCAGGATATTCAGGAAGATACATTTTTGAATGGGGTGGATGCAGAGGATATAGAGCAGAAATTTGGACGTAGGATTGCAACTCCTAGGGCAGACGCTTGGTCTCTTGATGTATACAAGGATATTTTGAATGAGGTGTTTCAAGCATATGATATATTTAGTGGGACACAAAGGGGATTAGAACAGGTAATAGGAGCAGTGACCCAGGTTCCACCCTTTGACTATTCCAGATTCCTTTTTGGTCCCAGGTGGGTTTTGGGATTCCAGTATTTGGAAAATAATGAATTCGTAATCGATACAGATTCCGATGGGATACCTGATGACTGGTACGTTGAAACTGCTGGGACGACAATGGCGATTGATACTGCGGGAGTTGGATTAACGAATTTATTTGCAGATCAGCGGTTAAAAGTCACAGCGGCAGGGGTTTCACCTGAGGCAGTTTTTTCTATATCCTTGCCTTTATTTAGTCAGTATTTAGGATTTAGTTTTACGGCGAGTGCTTGGGTGGAGTCAGCTGGTTCATTTTCAATAGTGGTAGGAATATCTGATGACGGTGGAGTTTCATGGACAGAAAGCGCACCTGTAGTTACGACTACTTCGCCACAGTTTCTTTCGGTAGCAAAGATAATCGATCCAGCAGCTCCTGATTTACGTGTGAGATTGAGGCAGACTGGATCAGGAGCTGGAAACGTCTGGTATATTGAAAGAGCGGCTTTATTTATACCAGACGTTACTGCATTATATTTAGGGCGTGGGACGATACCGAGAAGTATTAGGGATTCAAAACTTGGAAGAGCAGTAGTTTGGTGGGCTCCCGATGAGTTGACGGCAGAAGAATTAGCAACATTTGGATTATCTGATTTTATTTCGATTGTACAGGGTGGATCAAGTCCTGTAGGTCACGTAGACAATATAGTTCCGGCTCATACTGCCGTAACGGATAGGGAAGCGACTCTGAGATCTCCGACGGCACTGACAATTGCTGGTATTAAGATTTCACATCTTAGATCAGGTATGCCAGTTGGGTCGGCTTTAATTGATTGGGACACGACTCTTAATCAGTTAAGTTGGAGAGAGTTTGGTGAGGTTGGGCTGGGTACTCCGGTAACGATAACTCAGTCTGGTTTATATGTTTTGGAGAATGTGGCAGGTCTGGATTCGGTTGTAGTTTCAGTTGATTTTGCTTTATTAGATCCGGCAATCACTGCTTCGAATGCTGTTATAGTTGTATCGACCTTAGTAGGAACGATGGAGTCAGCTGATTGGTCGGCAGGCTCAGTGCGGACAAACTTGGCTATAGTGTCTCGAACTCCTGATCGATTTTCATTTTTGGAGCCTGAGCTGATTAGTGCTCAGTCTGAGGTAGTTTCATTTTCTACTATAACGAGTCAGGCATCGTTATCCGTAGACTCGACCGAGGATCAGGCGGCTTCTGTTTTATTTGAAGATGGGGTGGCAGTACCGAATACTGGGTGGGCATATGTTAATGAAACAGCTATAAGTATTGTCACATTAAATCCGTTGGCTGAGTATGAATTTAGATATGAAGTTCTCCTGGAATTCGAGACGGCAGTAATAGATCTGGGAGTTAATTTCGCCTCGTTTGTTTGGTTTTTTGATTGTTACGCTTTTGAGCGATTTGAGAAGGCTACTATTGAGGTGGATGCGGTTCAAGAGCTGATAATAGATCCAGCTACTTTACAGGCCGATTTACGATTTAGGAGTACAGAGGATCAAGAGACCAGTGTTTTGAAAAGCAATGTGGCAGGCATAGAAAGTATACTGCCATCGAAGCTCTGGCAGTATTTGGATGCAACAACAGTGGTTTTATTGAGTACTGGCTATGATCAGAGTGCAACGTACTCACTAAATTTTAAGGCAGAAAAGATGGAGAGGATTCAGGTTCCAAGACTTGAGTTTACCATATCATCTAGTCCTGCAGGGGTGGTATATGGCCCATATACTTCGATAAGCCGCGGTGATGCCATAGACGCCTCGAACAGGTATCACAAAATTAATGTCAAATGTTTTGGGGTCCTTGATGTCGGGGATGTGAAAATTCGTAGTCTCGTAATTAAAGGTTTTACGTTTATTAATGATAGTATATGATGGAGTTACTATGTCTGATTTAAGTTTAATTCATATAGAGGAAAGTATCAGAAAAATGCCTGAGGGCTATATTAGTCCTTTGAAGGGTAGAAAGCTGTCTGCGGAGACTAGGAAAAAGATGAGCGAAGCTGCCATAGGTAGAAAGGCTTCAGCTGAGACCAGGAAAAAGATAAGCGAGGTTCAGAAGGGCAAAAAGATTTCAGATGAGTCTATAAAGAAGTGCAAAGAAACCTGGGCTAAGAACGTAGCCGACGGATACGAGAGCCCTCATAAGGGTAGAAAGAAATCTGAAGCTCATAGGGAGAAAATAAGCAAGACGTTGAAGGGTAGAAAGCGTTCTGATGAGTTCAAGGAGAAGATAAGCAAGACGTTGAAGGGTAGAAAGCATACGGCTGAATCCAGGAAGAAGATGAGCAAGGCTCAGAAGGGTAGTAATAGCTCCCGGTGGAATCCAAACAGGGAAGAAGTTGCTAGGAATGCAGCGGTATATAGTCTAATGGTACAGTATTTGAATTTACCCTTTCGTGCTAAGGTAGACACTCATGAAGTTATTTGTTGTTTGGGGTATACAAAAGAAGATTTTGTAACTGTTATTGAAGGTAAATTCTATTCTGATATGGGATGGAAAAATAGGGGCAGGCGGAAGGGTAAATGGAATATACATCATATTTTGCCTATTTCATGGTTTGTAAAATTTAATGTAACAGACCCGAAAATTTTGAATGCTTTAGATAATTTAAAGCCTCTTTGGCGGATGGAGCACACGTCCACACATAAAAGTCTCAGAAAGTGTACGAAAGAGCAGAGACAGCTCTGGGTGGAGTTATTCGTCTGGCATGTCGAGTATTCTCGACGAAAGCCAATTGGTCTAGAAACCAGATCGCCTATAAGTTTAAGTAATTACATTCTGAGGAAGCCTTTAGATTTAAGAGGAGTATAATTATGACAGATCCAAATATCGCAGGAGTTCAGAGATCTCTTTTTCCGGAGGGCGTCGAAGTACACGAACGTCATTTGGCTTGGACTGAGTCCACAAAGATTATTGAGATACTCCGCAGGTTTTTGAATACTACTACTCAAGGGGTATTTTCTGGTTTAGCTGCCTCAATTAACGCAGTTGACGATACTCTTATTGATGTTGCCAGCGGAGATGGATATACTGTAGGCTCTGTATTTGCCGAATTAACAGCCGGACAAGTTGGCGTAGCATTAGCAGATTACACATCTAGTACTATTAATTATGTCACATTGGTTGCAGCGGACGACGATCAGGATCCGGAGCCTCATGAGTTTAACGGAACTGCTCCATATACGAAGGTTGCTCGGACAGCAACTTTCAATATTCTGACAGAGACATCTTATAATGCATTAACGAGCGCCCAGAAGGATCTTCGTCTAATTATTGCTCAGGTAACTGCTCAGGGTGCAGGCATTAGTCTTGTACCCTCAAATATCGTACAGTCTTCGGCATATATCGATTTATTGACATCGAATCAGCCTTCTGCCATATCAGGAGTGAGGATATCTGAAATTTCGATTACTACTTCATTAGGAGTAGGCGAACTAGAATTTATTGTTGCCACGACAGATTTGCGATGGAAGGCTCCAGGGGACGCCTTATTTGGAACGGCGGTAACGGTGTCAGCATCTGGTGAGTATACCTTAGCTAATAATGGGGCAACGAGTTTTATTAAGGTGGTTGTTACTACGGGATCGCTGCCTGGATTAGACGCATCTGATAATATTACTGTTGTAAACTTATATGGTCAGCTTGTTAATAGGTTAACTGCGGAGGATGATCTTCACAGGAGTAAGGTAGGTTCAGGTCTACCCTCGGAGAATAACCCTCATGGATTGAGCGCTGACGATTTAGGTGAGGGGATTTTATCGGTTTTAGAGGAGCATCAGGATCTGGAGCATTCAAATGGGATTGAAGGGCTGAGGGGAGGGTCGACGGTAGCATCTTCGATCACTAATGGGGGAGCATCACCTGATTTTATTACGGTAGGAAATGTTTTATCGGGAGAGGCTGCTTATGTCAATGGTGTTACTATTGTCAATTTGTCTACAACGCAGGTAATCTTTTCGGACGCAGTTTTATTTCAGTCTCTGTATGAGGTTTATCTGGATCAGGGCGCATTTCCAAGGAAAAGTTTGCGGGCACAGTTTTCAACGAATCCTGTAAATATCCTTGGTTTGGAGCTTGTCGATTTATCTAAGGAGAAGGTTGCAGGTTCATATATTTTAGCGTGGGTTTTGGCAGATTCTGTCCTTAGTTGGGATGGTGGCGATCCGGTTGAAGTGACTGACGACGGACAGTATATCTTGTATGATTCTGAAAATATTTATTCATTGACGGTTGATGTGATTGTGGGATCTTTACCTGGTACTAATAAGTCAGATACAATAGTGGTGACTGATCATATTAATGAGGAGTTCTACTTGTGGCTTGCAATAACGACATGGGATGGAGTCCTGGATCTTGTTCAGATTGTAGATAAAAGATTGTTCGGAACGATGGCATATACGCATATTCGAGATGATGCTCGTTTAGAAAATTTTGAATCTCCGACTGATGAACTAAGATCAAACGGTATTGTTAATGATCCGGATCTGGTGCTATTATCTGGCGCAACAGCTTTGACTCCTGTCGTAGAATCTGGAGTATCTTATGTCACAGGAAAACGCTTTGTAACAACGCGGCAAGTTGTTACATTAATTGATGGTTCGACGAACTATATCTACATAAATGAAACTGGTATAATTCAGGTGGTTCAATCGCAAGATGATTTACCTGATCAAAGAGCTGACGTAGCTACTGTAACGTTGGTGGGCGGGTTAATAACGAGTTTAACGGATACGCGGCGGCTAATTGGTCATCTCGATGAACGTTTGGAAGGTCAACTTTCAGTAGATACGTTACGAATGTTAATATGGGCGAATGCCTAGGAGGTAAAAATGCCAGACGTAGTAAATGAACGGTTGTTCGGCGAGCATATTGTGATGCTCGCAAATGATGGTGATGTAAACTATCAGGATATTTTAGCTCAAGTAGTCCTATATGAAGCCCCAGCAGATAAGCGGGCGATAATTAAGGATTTTCGTGTGACTCCAGCTATAATCGATCCGAATAATGTAGATGAGGTTTCATGGCCAGCCAGTAATGTTACAGCTAACAATATACATTTGAAGTTGGAAAAGTCAACTTTGTTTGTAACTGAAGCAACAAGTCCTGATTTATATCCGAAAGCCTTGTATATGGGCAATTTTTCGGGGGCTGTTTTGCCTATGTTGGTATTGGAGCCTTTGGAACGTTTGATATTATCTTGGATTTGGAATACGTCAAGCGATCAGACGTTTGAGATATTCACATTAGCACGAGTTTCAGGATTGGAGGTTCAGGTATGACTACTGGAGTATTAAATAGGAAAAAGTTGGATCAGATTGTTATCATAACAGCAGCCGCAATTGTGACGCCGCCTTTTGATATTAAATGCGTATGGGCTATCCCTTCGGGGCAGCTTGCAGATTTTATGAATGCTAATATGGCGTCGGAAACGCTCGGAGTGGCAGGAGTAAATCAAAATGCTTTGCCGTTTGAGTTTCAACAGGGTGCAACACCTGCAGTGAAATATGGGGCATGGGCAGTTGTAGGATTACGCCAGATGATAACTAAGGCTGATCAGCCTTGGTCTCCTGCTACGGGGTATGATACTCCCGCAGAGCTTATCGGCAATAGTGACGTTTCTTGGCCTATTGATCTGACGGCGTTAGCGACTCCGACTCTAGGTTTAAATATTGATGGAGGAGGAGCTTTTGACGTAGATTTTACCACTTCGTCACCTGTAGCAACAGATGGGGATTTAAGTAAAGTTGTCAAGGCTCTGAATACGGATGTAACTTTTACTGCTCAAGCAATTGCGTTTGCCGAGGGATTAGGAGCAAATAGGCGATTGGCCATACAGACTAAAAGCACATCAGGTGGAAGTGTTGTAATAACAACCCCAAGTGCGGGGGACGACGTATCAACGAAATTTGGTTTTATTGTAGGGCAATCAGATGCTGGATCTGTACCTACTGAACTGTTCAGATTTCAGGATACTCCTGCAGCATTAATCGTATCTTAGGAGGTAGGAAATGGGACAAGAAGTAAAACCTTTGATGGCTGGTGGTGAAGGTGACGAGTTATCAGCGGATATTTTAGTTGAGCTGGAGCTACTTAACAGTAAGCAGAGGAATACCTTGGTACAGTTGGCCAGGTATGATAATACGGATACCGGCGGAGGGAATACGAGAGAGGTCATTCCGGCAGTTCCTGCGGGTGAGCAATATGTTATTACAGGTATGAAGATAGCTATGGAGTGGTTTACGGCAACGTCCGGGATCAAGACTGGATTTCTCACGAGAAATCCATTATATGGTACGGACGTGAATCTGCGGCCGTGGATTAATAGAATTATTGGGTTTACTACTGCAGCCGGTACCAGTGGTAGGGTAGTCGCCTATTTTGATATAGTGAGTGGCTGGGAGGTCACGGATATTGGTTCAGCTGCGATTACGACAGTAAAGAATCACCCTCACGGGCCATTTGTGCTTGCCGCTGGGGAGAGTGTCGATTGGACTTGGACGAATGCAGGCACCAGTAGGACGAATGCCACAATAATGATGTTTACGGGTTATCGTCTGTCTGCAGTGGCAGAACCAATTATTTAAGGTAAGTTAAATAATCTTGTAACTACTTAGTATGTCTAGGAGTAAAACAGATTATGAATTGATAGACTACTGTCGAGAACCTCTCCCTGAAAAGAGAGTATGCTCCGCCTGCTATTTTGCAAATTGTAGGCGGAGCATTATTTATATTACGAAGAATTTAGACACAATTCGTAACCAGATTTGGAAAATCCGAGTATCAAATGGGCCTATCCCACAGCCAGTGGAGATAAGGCACGGGCGAAGTCCTATTAATTTGAGTCTGCATACTTGTTCCATGTTTAAGAAGATTGTATTTTTAGATGGGGACGACTTTGAAGATGGTCCTGATTACGGCGATTATTTTGTTCAACACGAACGAGAGATGAGAAGGCGCAGGTATCCGGCGTATTTGGATCATGGTCGAAAACCTTTGGATTTGAAAGGGCACAAAGATTGAAATATTTATTGATTGACGGTAATCCGATTTGTCATAGGGCATATCATGTATTTAATTTAAGTACTGCAGATAAAGTTCCAACTGGGGTTTTGTTTGGTTCGATCTCAATTTTGAAGTCTTTATTGGAGAGTCTGGATTATGATGATGTGGTAATCTGTTGGGATAAAGGTAAGAGGCTGAGGAGAGAATTATATCCTGCATATAAGCATAAGGTATTCACGCCTCCGGCTGAGGGAGAGGAGCCCTATTTCAGACCAGAGGAGTTTTTCCCGCAAGTAGAGCTATTACAAGACTTTTTGCATGATGTGGGAGCAAAGCAGTTTATGATTGAGGGTGTAGAGGCTGACGACCTGCTCGGGATAATCTCACAGGATCTGAGGGATATGGGTCATACTGTTATGATTGCAACTATCGACTCAGATATGCAACAGCTAATAGACGGCAAGGATGTCACGGTTTATGATACAAAGAAAAAGCAGGTGCTAGACGAGGCTTGGTTTTTGCAGACTTATGGAGTAGAGCCGATTAAGCTCATTGATATAAAAGCTTTGACTGGGGACGGTTCGGATAATATTCCGGGCATTAAAGGCGTAGGGATAAAGACGGCTTTAAAGATGGTTAGAGGGTTTGACGGGATAGACAATTTATATGAATCGGGTTTACCTGATAAAGCGGATAAGCGTACTCGGTCAGTTTATGAAAACTTTCAGAGGGTTATGTTCAATAAGTCCTTAATCAAGATTTTTCGATTACCTGAAGAGCTCGGTGAGGAGCAGTCTGAATATTTGAAGCAGTGGTTTTTGAATTTTAAAGGGGATCCTCACATAGACAAGGTTGCAGCCCGCGCCTTATTGGAGCATTGGGAAATTCAGAAATTCGCAGATGGTGAGCTTCTCGAATGGTTTGCAAATTGTTTTGCAGATGAGGATCCAAAGATGAGGAAGGTTAGAGATGCTCAAGTTCTTGACGAAGAGTTATCATCTTGTATATGTTGTAGGGCTATCACGGTTCAAAGCGAGGAACCTATATCCCTGATAAATTCTGAGCCTGTTCCGGCTGTTGGGAAAGTTCGAACTGATTGGATGATTATAGGAAGAAATCCAGGCGAAGAGGAAGACAGGGATGGTGAACCCTTTATTGGAAAAGCTGGTAAAAGGTTGAACAAGATGATCGAGGATATCGGTCAGACCAGAGACGACTTCTGGATTACAAATGTAGTGAAGTGTTATAGTCCAGGCAATCGACCTCCGATCTTAGAAGAGATTGAAAATTGTACTAAGTTCTTGCAACGAGAGATCGACCTGATCCAGCCTAAGTTAATTGTCACCTGTGGTAAAGAAGCGTTTGAGTCAGTTGTTGGAGTGAGAGACGGCTTTTTAAAGAATGCTGGAGCAGTGATTGACGGGAAAGATTGTCATGGCCGAGTCAAAGTTCCAAGCTCTTGTTTAGTGATTGTATTCAATCATCCGTCCCACGCATTGAGAAGTCCGCAGGGCGAAGAAACGTTCAAGATTTGTACATCAGTATTACGTAGGATAATACAGGGGTTAGAAAGCTCTTAATACTTTACACTTTATTACTGAGAAAACCTCTTGAAGTCCACAGGACAAAGCAGGAGTCCTACGAACTTCCCTATGTTATTCCCTCATTTTACACTTTTGAATAGTGTTTAATAGTTTTGTATATAATAATATTGATAGGAGACTTCAATTTGTTACATGAGCAAAAAGGTAAGCACAAAGAAACCCGGGCCAAAAGTCACTCTGAAGGCTGGATTAGTCCGAATAAGGGCAGGGTCGGCAGAAAGCACACAGCTGAGACCAGGAAGAAGATGAGTGCGGCTGCTTCCGGAGAGAATAATCCTAATTTTGGCAAAAAGCATACTGCTGAGTCTAAGGCGAAGATAAGCAAGGCGCTTTCTGGAGAGAATAATCCTAGGTATGGTAGAAAGCATTCAGCTGAGACCAAGGAGAAGATGAGCGCGGCTAAGAAGGGTAAAAAGCATTCAGCTGAATCCCTGGAGAAGATGAGTGCGGCTAAGAAGGGCAGTAACAGTCCTAATTGGAATCTAAACAGGGAAGAAGTTGCTAGGAGAGCAGCAGTACGTGGGCTTATGTGGCATTATTTGAATTTACGATTGGGAGCTAAGATAGACGATCATGAAGTTACTAGAATTTTAGGGTATTCAAAGTCGGAGTTTATAGCTGCTATTGAGGGTAAGTTTTGTTCTGGTATGCAGTGGGGTGATAGGGGAGTGAAGAGGGATAAATGGCAGATGCATCATAAGATTCCCGTATTATGGTTTGTAAAATTTAATGTAACTGACCCCATGGTTATTAATGCTTTAGACAATTTGAAACTTCTGTGGCACCTGGATCATAGGAAAGAGCACAAACGTGTGCGGAAGTTCACAAAAGAACAGAAAAGTTCTGGGTGGAGTTATTTGTTTGGCATGTTGAGCACTCTCGACGAAAGCCGATCAATCTTAGCTTTATCTAATTAGGCAACCCGTAGACCATCCCAGCAATGAGTACCAATTGATTTATTTAATAAAAGACAAGAAAAGCCTGATTTTTACTTGACAAAGGCCTGATTGTCTATTATACTCTTATTATAAGCAATTAACAAAGGAAGGAGTAAAAGAAGATGGAAGACTTGGTATTACATCGGATAGGCAAGCCGGTAATTAAGAGGGTTAAAATGTATCGGTGCTACGTTTGCAAGAAATATTACCTAGAAGACGAACTGGTAATATGCACCGGATGTGGTAAGGTAATGTGCCCAGAACATCCGATGGGGAATAAAGGCGACGACGACTATTGCGTAACGTGTCATGATAAGCTGCCAACGAAACATGGAGAGCAGCATTAATCTACGAATAGCATTCTTATTATATGATGCAGGTTCCAGTATCGAATCAATGCTCATTAGGAGAAAGGAGTAGAAAATGGGAAGAGGTATTTTAGGTGATCGGGATTGGGATATCTGGAAGCCTAAAGAAACAGCTAAGAAATCGAAAGAGAAAAAGTGTAGTCGGTGTAATGAAGTATTGAGTACCGAGAATTTTAAGAGGGGCGGCCAATATTTTATGGAGTTTGTTTGCGATAAATGTTTTGTAATTGCAAGAACTTTATGGTTAGAAATCGATATGAGGTAGAAAAATGAACAAAAAGTTGGAACAGTATAAAGCCGAACGGAGAGCAAAATTCAACCAGTTTGTGGATGACCTGATCGATAACGAGTCGGAGTGGGAAGGCGGAGTCCTGATCGATAATGGTATACATGCGGGAAGGAGTACAACGGAGATAGTAGCCATAATGAGAGATAAAAAGCAGGGTACATTCTTTCGGGTAATTGGTAAAGAATTTGACTGTGGAGTCCATACTGATTATGGGAGTGTCGATGACGCTAGATCATCTGATCGACATATTGTGATAAATGGTTATGGGAGTCATGTTTTTGAAATAGTTAAAAAGGAGGAGTAGAAAATGGTTTATGAAATTTTATTGTCAGTTAGTATATATCAAAAGTTTATTGAAATTTTTGCTTCATTACTGGAGTTCGAAGATACGGGCAGTAGGGACGGATTCAAGAGTTGGCGGAATAAATACGACAATTAATTACGGAGGAGTAGAAAATGGTGTGTAAACCTTTGACAGTATGTAAAGACGGAAAGAAATGCCCGCAGTTTGTAGAGGGTGAGGATGGAGACGTAGCATATTGTAATCTACATGGGTGGGCAGTTCAGGTAGAAAAGCGGGGTATTAATTGGGGGTTAATGTGGGTTGCTGCGGTGATAGCGGCAGCAACTTGTATGGGTCTATTGGTGGTAGCCTCTCGATTACCATAAGGAGGAGTCATGAAAGAGAGAGTTGGTATAAGGGATATAGTAAAACGTAAACCAAACGACCACAGACAAGCTAAGGAGTTAACTCAGTTCAGTGGTGAGGAAGTTAAAGCGTATTGGCAGAAAGTGGTATGCAAAATGGCTGCCGGGATAGATGAGATCACGGAGGATAGGGCTGGCCTTTCAAAGTCTTGGTTTTTCGAGATTACGGGCAATATGTTTCCAAAGTGGAAGGAACTGAAACGAAAATACTTAGTTATGTTTATTATGACTACAATAAGCGATAAAGTGGGAGACAGTACAGTCGATAGTTTTATTAATTTATTTGATAGGGTTCGGAAGGTCAAAGTTTTAGAATGTAAAGACGGAACAGTATTTACTGAAATGGCCATGTGGAAAGAATCAAAGAAAAGCCCAGAAAAGGCCGATTTTTACTTGACAAAGGCCAAAGCATATACTATAATATTATTTATCGGTAACTAATAAAGGAAGGAGTAGAAGTGGATGGCATCAGAAGTAGTAGTTATTAATCAAATGAAATGCGATTCATGTGCCGAAGGTAAGGTACCTATAGCTCTTTGTTATTTGCGTTGTCAAGAAGAGGGAATAGGCATAACTATTCGAGGTATATATGTTGATCCTAATAAGTGTACGGGTTGTAAAGAGTGTATTACAGTCTGTCCTAAAAGTGCAATAACGGTGGAGGATTAAATGTACGAACTTTTAGAAAAGCTAGCAATCACCAGTTCTAGAAATGAGAAGGAGCAGCTGCTTCGAGATTTTCCTGATCCTGAGCGGCTCAAAAAGTTGTTTCAGTATACTATGAACACTTATTGGCAATACGGAATCCATTTGCCGGATCAGGAAGGTTTCGGCAATTACTCAGCCGAAAAGGAACTGGAGTGTGAGGATTCGTTTTATTTTCTGCTTGACGAACTCAAGGAGCGGAAAATTACAGGTAATGCGGCAAAGAACGAAATGCGAAGCTTGCTTATGGAGATGTCCCCATTACAGGCAAAGTGGCTCACAAAAGCTCTGAATCGGAATTTTAAGAATGGGGTTCAGGGAACGACCATCAATAAAATCTGGCCCGGTTTGATTCCAAGTTTTAAGTTGCAATTATGCAGTAAGTATAAAGGTGGTGATCCTGGGAAGGTGATGTTCCTGGAACCTAAGCTGGATGGTATCAGGGTGGTCTTGATAATTGGCCATGACGGCAAGATGGAAATGCTCAGTCGTAATGGTAAGCCGGTGAACAACTGGGGGCATATCAAAGATGAAGTGAAAGCAAAAGGTCTCAAGGGATTGGTGATCGACGCAGAGTTGATGGCGGATGATTGGAACCTCTCCGCTGGATTAGCTCGGAAACATGGGGAAAGGGACGAACGGCTTAAGCTACACGCTTTTGATAGGCTGTCCTATGACGATTTTCAGGCTCAGGATTGTCAGTATATGTTGAAAGATCGTAGGGCAGCATTAAAAAGGCAGTTCACAGGATTCGAGACGATCCTTGTTACTGATATGATCCTTGTGGAAACGGAAGAGCAGATCATGAAATCAGCCCAAGAATTTATGGAGGGTGGATATGAAGGAGCAGTCCTCAAGGATCCGGAAAGTCTATATACGTTCAATCGGTCAGCAGTCTGGCAGAAAGTGAAATTCGAAGATACTCACGACTTGGAGATAACTGGATTCCAGGAAGGCACCG